CGGCTTGTATCCGATATTCAGACGCGCTTCAATTTTCAGTCTGTCCCGAAACTGCAACTGCTTGTATTGTTCGCCCATGTCATACCCTCCATATATAGCAAAAAGGGGCGGTTTCCCGCCCCTTGCTTCTTTATTGTTTATCTTTCCGCGAGGTTTAATTCCTGTTTCAGCGCCCGTGCCAATACCGCCGATACGTTTACATTTGCTTCTTTCGCGGCAACGTCCAGCCACGACGGAAGCGATACGTTGCGGCGTACAGTTTTCATGTCATTCTTCCTGCGATACTCCGTAAAGTCAACGTCTACAAGCGTGACAATGCCGTTTTCCGCTCCGCTTTTTGCCTCGTCAATGCTGGACGGCTTCGGCAGCTTCTCGTTATCATCTTCCATGTCGATTCCTACAAGCCCGATTGCATCGCGTGCCATCTCCATAGCGTCAGCGTAGTCCGCGCCCTCCGTATTGATATTAAAATCCGGCACATACACAATGATGTGTTCTTTCCCTTTTGTCATAACGATAGGATACGCCGCTTTCATACTGTAACCTCCTTGAAATTCGCATAGCATATATAATTATAGGCGTTCGGCAGGGGGCTTATTTCAGCCCCCGCCGTTTTATGATTGCCTTTGCTAAATCTTCGTCGATTTCTCTGTGTCTCGGAACGCTTTCCCTTTCACCGCCTTTCGTGTATATGTCGTGATTTGAGCCGTGCCGTTTGAATTTCCATCCGTTTCTTTCTAATAGTTCGATGAAATCTTTTGTTTTCACGTTCGCCCCTCCTTACATTGTCTATTATACACATTTGATGTGTATTTGTCAATAGCTATCAGAAAATAATTTACACATTTTTTGTGTATCATAAAACCCGGCGAGGAAAAATCCCGCCGGGGTTACTCAATGCCCAAAAGCCACAAAACAGATACGCCGAGGACTTTTGCGAATATCGGTATTTCATAGTCAGGAACAAACCGCGTCCCGATCTCAACGCGGCTGATCGAATCGCGCTCCATAATTACGCCCTCGACCTGAACGCGCGCCGCGAGGTCTGATTGTGATAGCCGCTGTTTCAGCCGCGCTTCCCGGATGCGTTCACCGCAGATATTCTTTTTCCCGTTGTAATCGTATATCTTCATGCGCTGCGCGCCGCCCTCCTTGTGCTAATGATCTGCATTATTCTTGACTTTAACACGCGGATGAATGATAATTGTGTTAAAGGTCAGCACGACCGAAAAATATCAGGAGGGCTACTCATACCATGAAAAAACTGAAAACGTGGCAAATCGTTCTTCTTGTGATCTTCTATCCCATCGGCATTTGTGTATGGATTTATCGGGTCTGGAAGAAAAACAAGCTAAAGCGGGACGCGGCTACGGCTGCTGTCGCCCGCCGGGAAGCAAAAGAACGAGAAGATGCGGCACGTCTGGAAGCGTGGCGCGCAGAGCGGGCAGCGCGGGAAACGTTGAAATTCAAGGTTGTCGGCGTGACGTTCAAAAACGAGGACGGGAAAAGCCGTCAAACGCTTCTACGCAAGCTGCATTTCGGGGACGCGCCCTTTAACAGCGACGAGGGCGTTGACATTACGATTGAACGCGGGGCATATCAGGGCGAACCGGCGTTTTCCGTATTTGCCGAAGGTCATCAGGTCGGCAATATCAGCAAAGATGACGTGCCGTTTTTCGTGCGGCGTTGGAGCGATTTTGTCGGCGTGACTTCCGCCGAAGTCTACGGCGGCGGAACGGATGACGAGGGGCATTCGATCAACTACGGCATGAAAATCAACTGCGAGTTCCGCAAACAGGCGTAATGAAAACGAAAAGAGCGGGCGGGGAATCAAACCCCCGCCCGCTCAAATTATTTTTTGTCCGGGATAGCGTCAAGCATACCCGCGCTTTCAAAAGCGTTGTAAAGAATCTGCGCGACGGCTTCGCGCGTAATGGGCTGCTGCCACCCATAATTGCCCGCGCCGTCGCCGTTGAAAATGCCCTTTCGCTTGCAGAATTCCGCCGCGTCGCGCGCCCATTCGGAGGGCGTGTCGCCCGTGTCGGCGCAAGAGGTCAACTGTTTCCGTGCTTCTTCAATGTTCATGTCCAATTCCTCCCCGGATAACCGTTCCTTGAATTTCTTCCATTGTTCATTGCCGGACGTGCCGTAATAGGTGTTCGTATCGTCGCCCATCCACGGACGCGGACACCATTTCCCCGTAACGTCGTAATGCCGCACGACGTTTTCAAGCGGGACGTTGTATTTCTGCATCAGCATTTGTGTGAATACAACAAGGTTGTCCACGATCTCCGGCGGGAAATACCAATCTGCGGGCGCTGCGGAACGCGCCGTAGATTTGTCCAGCTTATACGGTCTGACTTCAATGCCGATACTGTTTTCATTCCTGCATCGCGGGTGAACGTATGCGCCGGATGTGCCGCAATGCCAAGCAATATTGTTGTCCTCGACGCACTGATATACCGTCATTCTTTCCGCCTCCGATTCGTTTTTGTTTTTCGCTGTGGCTTTATAAATTTACCGTCCCGGCGGTAAAACCGGGCGACGATATACCGTCCGCCGTTCACGTCGTTATGAAATGCGCCAGCTTCCGCAAGGAAATATCCGGGGTACAGCTTTTCATATTCGGCGTTGTTGGTCGTGTCCCGTGCGAGTTCTTCCGCCCGCCTGCCGGAAATGCGTCCGTCACGTGTTTTCGGGTCAGGGTCAATCAGATTCTTTGACGCATTCCAAGCCTTTTTTCCGACGGGCTTTTTGACGATGTAATGCCCAAGACCGGCAAGCCCTGTTTCCGTGAATTGCAGACGGCGGCTATTCGCATAGCCCAAGCCCCAAGCCGCCTCCGCCGCGTCACGATCTAACCCACCGTTGATCGTGATGTGATGATGATAACGCCCGGTCTTTCCGCCGCGTTCTGTCACGACGATGTATTTCAGCGGCGGCAATCCGGCTTTCTTCCGCATCCGCTGAATGCGGCGTATGTAATTGCGGGCATTCCGGGCGGCTTCTTCTTCGCTTTCCGGCTGGACGGTATATGTCAGGTGAATTTCAAGATCATCCGGTGTGAAGTTCGCGTGAAGCAGTCTGACAAGTTTTTCTTCCCTGTGGCGCTGATTTAATTTCTTCTGTGCTGCGGTTGTCGGCTTGCTCCGGCTGCGCCGTCCATTCGATTGCCGATATGTAGGAAAAATATATACGTCGAGGTACTCCCCGCAGTAGTAGCGCTTTTCCCGATAGATTGTTTTCATGCCTCTACCTCCGGCGGCTCTGTGGTCGTTAAGTTACTATCCCATACAAGCCCGAAAATAGCGGTTTCCCGCCGCTTTTCGCTTGCATATCGCCCCGGAACGTGATATTATATATAAGGTATGAGTAACCTTGTCTTTTCCGAGGCAAGCACCGCCGACGTTCTGCGAAAACGTCGGCGGCTTTTTTATGCGTCCGTTTCCACCGCATCCGTCCAGTCAATAGCCTGTCCGCATTGCCCGCAGAATGCGTTCTGCGCGCCGTCTGCATTGTGCAAGTGTTTGACGCTGCCGCACCGCTTGCAGGCTAAAGCGGGCGCGTGGCGTGCTGGAAGGTATTCCGGTTTTTTCCGAACGCGGTACGACAACGCCGCAATCCCCATGCGGCAGGCTTCGTTTACCGGTTCAATGCTTTCGTAATGTTCCCGATGCGCGGGATTCAGAATTTCAATCGCACGTTCAATTTTCACCGTCAAACACCATCCATCTTTGCCCCGCATAGTCTGCAATAATAGCTGTCGTTAGATTCTGCGTTGCCGCATTCACTACAAGTGAATACACCGTCATCATGGTAAATCCACCGCCCATGTCGCACCGGCGCAACGTCGGCGGCGGGCGTGTACACGGCGTAAGAAATCATCTTGATTGCATCCTGAATTGTGCCTTTTTTCCGGCGATAGTCCCGACTGCTCAGACTTTTGAGCAGTTCCAGCGTCTTTTCCCGGCTTATGTATTCATCAGTCATTGCTATCCCTCCCGATCATGTGAAGCGGGCAGTTTTTCAGCCGTTCTTTTGATACCCGAATGCCGCGTGTGCTGTAAATCGACGCGCCCGCTGTGCAAATGCCGTCGTTGTAGCGCCCGCCGGGACGGTTTCCCATGCCGTCATAGTATCCGCATTCCGCGCACGAACGCGGGATTTTCCGCATATTTGTGACGATGATGATTTTCCCGATGTACTTGTTCATTTTTGCCTCCTTGCGGCTACTTCCCCGGCATTGAGCCGGGGAAGTTTTGAATTCCGAATTTTACAAATCAAAGCCGGGGGCAAAGCCAATCGAGCAGTCCGCGTAGCTGATGCCGACCGTGCCGCCAGTAAACACACGCACGAAATACGCGGAAAAGCTGGCACGCGGGGAACGGAGCCAGTACGGATATGTGCCGTTTCCGGGAACTTCCTTCACGCGGTCGCGTTCCGCTTTGAAAATAGGTAACTGGAAGCTGTCTGTTTCTTCTTTCCACCATCCATCCGGGTCATTGCCGAAAACGTCCGTTGCCGACGGCAACCACAACGAATCAAAATATTCGTACGTTTCGCCGTCGATTTCCTCGCATAAGTGTCGCGGCGTGATCGCTTCTCGCAGTTCGGCGGGCAAATGCGGCAGAATATCTTCGAGGACGTGTCTGCGGGCTTCGCTTCTGAAATATCCGCCCTTGTTGGTCATGGTCTTGTTCATCTGCCACATTTCGCGGAGGCAATCTTTGAAAACAAATCGGGCGCTATGCTTGCCGACGTAGCCGCAAACCGGCGTAATCGTTTCGCCCGTGTCAAGCGCAAGCGTGATTTCGTCGTGCGGGCGGATGACCTCCAGACCGCGTCCCTCCTTGATCGCCGCTTTCAGTTCCGAAATATTGATTTCCTGCTCTGTCCTGCGTGTGATTTTCATTGTGTGACC